ATTATCCTAAGGATACTAGCGGATTCAACTATACTTATGCTGACTTACCAAAGATTATCAGTACTATCATGCCGTTAATGAAGAAGCATAAACTATGTTTCTCACAACCGCTTGAAGGAACGCAACTCCGCACTATCATCTATCACACAGAAACAGGCGAGTCCATTGAATCCACAACTGAAATACCAATCATTGAACTAGCCAAGATGAATGTCTATCAATCTTTCGGTAGTGGTATAACCTATTATCGCAGATATGCCCTGTCAAGTATACTAGGATTAGTAACTGACAAGGACATTGATGCCGCAGGTGAACAGGTTAAGACCATAGAATTACCAAAGAAAGTTGTACTACCGAAGGCTGAAACATCACAAGAAATGAACGATATAACTATGATGAAGTTAGTCGCTCGTTATAATGGTGGCGAAACTGATGTATTTGAAAAAGCCAAAGTACATTTCACGTTCAGAGAAAAAGATTTATTAACTATTCAAACATTACAAGATGATAGAAACGTATAGCCAAGAATGGTTTCAAACCAGATTAGGCAAAATAACAAGTAGCACAATATGGAATTTGATTGTTGAGCCAAAAGAAAAAGCCAAGAAAGAGAATGGCGAATTATCTAGCACAACAAAAGATTACCTGATGGGTAAGTTAGCAGAGAAATTAACAGGTGTATATCGTGATTTCAAGAGTGATGCCACAGCACATGGATTAGAATTAGAAGCAGAAGCATTACAATTCTATATGGATAAGACAGGTAACAAAGTTACCGAGTGTGGATTCATAGAATGTGTTGAAGGTTTATATGGTGGAACTCCCGATGGCTATGTTAATGATGATGGTATTATCCAAGTTAAATGCCCATACAACTATCAAAACCATATTCACTATGGATTAGTCAATGATGTTGAGTTCTTTAAATCAAAGTATCGTGAATACTATTGGCAATGTCAAAGTGATATGTTAGTTAGTAGTCGGCAGTATTGTGATTTCGTTTCGTATTGTAAAGAAATGCCAGAAGGATTGAAAATGTTTACCCTGCGTATTCCAATTAACATGGAAGATTGCGAACTGCTATTATCTAAGATAGACCAAGCAGGTAAATATATGAATAACCTATATGACTTACTAAATACCAAATGGACAAAATAGAAGATATATTAAAGTATATTCAGTTGTATACAAGTTGTTCCGACCATACCCTGAAACGAATACGTGTGTTACTAGATAACTTTGTTGTCATACAGGAAGTACCAATATACAAGGAAAAGATAGTTTACGTTCACAAGAAACGTATATCAGTTCCGATACTACATTGGGCGAATGAATGGCTAAAACAAAACTCATTGACTTATGCTGATGTATCAAAAAAGAGCAGGTCAAAGAATGTAGTTAGCATCCGTAATAAGTTTTGTAACGATGCTTTTATCGCAGGGTATGGGTATTCGGAAATAGGTAGGTATCTAAAAAAAGACCATACAACTATTATACATTGTATTCACAAAATCAAAAGAGTGACACATGAAAAAGATATTTGATATGCTATATTTTTTATTTGTTTGTGTTCCTGTGTTCTGCATAGTATATACAACGATAGAAGTATTTTTCTTTATTCATCCACTAATTAAAAACATAAAAAAATGAAAAAACCAATCAATCAAAAGACAGAAGTATTGTATTCCTTGTTACAGGGAGAGCAAACAACAATGAGCATAGTTAAGTTAGGTGTATGTAATCCAACATCAACGATAACACATCTGCGTAGGGCAGGTGTCAATATTGTGTGTGATAATAAGCCACACAAAAATAAGTTCGGCAGAATGATTAAGTTCGGAAGATTCAACATCCTTAACAAGAAAGAAGCAACCAAGATTTATAACAATTTAACAAAGTAGATTATGATTTGTATTGAACGTGATGTGTTTTATGAAAAAGAATTAACGGCAGCAGCGAAACTATTTTATGGATGGTTAAAAGAAAACAATGCTAACCTAGAAAAGAATAACAACTTCTATGCCCTAGAATTTGATGTTAGCACAATGACTATCAATAATTGGCTATTCGCATTAGAAAAGCATAAGTTAATAAAGATTCATTATTACAAAAAAGAAAGAAAAATTTATTTATTAAACTAAACAAATCCAAGCACGAGGCACCTATCTAGGTGCTTTCGTGTTTTGGTAACCATGCGTATGAAATCAAACTCTTATTATTTTAGCCACGACTACAATGCGGCTAACGATGTGAAGGTGTTATTCCTTCGCCAACAATTAGGTATGGAAGGTTATGGTATATATTGGTATTTAGTTGAGGCATTGGCATTGAGTGGTGGTATATTGCCGCTTAACATTACCCCTGTCCTCGCTATGCAGATGCAAGTTACCGAAGCGAAAGTTGATTGTGTTATTCGGCAGTTCAATTTGTTTGTTATACAAGATGATACGTTTTTCAGCATCCGTTTGACAGAACATTTGAAGTTGAGAAAGACACTATCCGACAAAGGTAAGGAAGGGGCAAATCGTAGGTGGGGTAATGGGGTGGCTAATAGGGTTGCTAATGCAAAGGAAATAAAGGAAATAAACGAAACAAAGGGATTTGTGACCAAAATAAGCATATAAGGTATAAATCGGTTTATATGCCGTTTTTAGCCGTATATAGCCATTTTAACCCCAAAACCTAGCCAAACCCCTGTTTTAGCCAAAAACCCCCTAAAAACGACCTAAAATGACCTTAAAACCGACCACCCCCCCCAAATTTTAGCCATAACAGGCAAACCATATAACAGGGCAACCGCCTATTAATTAACCATAAATGTAACCAATGTTTGAATCTAAATCACCGCCGAATGATATATCGGTAGAAAAAAGTATTCTAGGGGTTTTACTTATAGAACCTAGATGTATTCCCGATGTTGTGAACAAGTTATCAGTTGATTTCTTTTACAATCAGCACCATCAAATCATATATTCTACTATCGTTCACTTGTACGACAAGACAATATCCGTAGATATAGTGACAGTCGTTAATCACTTAACACAAACAGAACAACTAGAAAAGATTGGTGGAGCATATGCTATTGTCAAACTCACGAATGATGTTGTTAGTGCTGCCCATGTACAAGATTGGGTTGCCATATTACAACATCTGTATCTACAACGACAGGGTATATTGATAGGTCATACACTAATTACTAATTCATATACGACAACCGAGATTAGCAACATATTGAATAGTGCTAGTAATGAAATTATCAATGCTCAACAGAAGGTGTATAAGTCCACTGAACTTAATATGTTTCACTATCTATTTGAACTAGCCAAACAACGAGGGCAGATATTTGAGAATGGGCAGATAGGTATTGACACAGGGTGGCGAAGTTTGAACAGGGTAATCAGCGGATGGGTTAGTCCTGACCTTATCATACTAGCAGCACGACCAGCACAAGGTAAGACCGCATTCATGTTAAACACTATACTAAATGTTTTACGACAAGACAAAGCCGTAGGGGTATTCAGCCTAGAAATGAGTGGAACACAATTAGTGAACAGGCTACTCAGTTTAGTTACCAAAATCAAGCACCACAATTTACGGCACAATATTATCACAGAACATGAACAAGGTATAATCAACAGGTCGGAAAACACTATGCTCAAATTCCCATTATACATTGATGATAGTCCAAGCCTGAACATTCGTGAGTTACGCAGCAAGGCTACTATCATGAAACGCAAGTATGATATCAAGTTACTATGTGTTGATTATCTGCAACTTATGAGTGGAGTTGATAGGAAAGGTAACAGGGAAAGTGAGATAGCAGAAATCAGTCGTGGTTGTAAAATACTAGCCAAAGAACTTGACATACCTATAATTGCCTTATCACAATTGAGCCGAGCCGTTGAAAATAGACCCGATAAGTTACCACAACTATCTGACCTGCGTGAGAGTGGTGGTATTGAACAGGATGCCGATAGTGTTATATTCTTGATGCGACCTGAAACATATAACATACCCGAGATTGAAATAGGCGGTAACACTATCCCAAGTAATGGATTGTGTGTTGTTAAGATAGCCAAGAACAGACATGGTAGTTTGAAGAATTTACCATACAGGTTTATCGGTGAACTAATGGCATTTGAGGAATATGAAAATCCTTTTTAAAAATAATTAGGTAATATCAAATATATGTTTTTAATTTTGTGAAGTGCTAGAAAAAGATATACATATCATGGTGTGTAATTATTTGAGAACCAAGTATCCAAATGCTATATTCCGTAGTGATTTCGCTAGTGGTATGCGTATGAGTATTGGCATGGCGAAGCGACACAAAGCATTACAATCTTCACGAGCATTCCCTGATATATTTATCGCAGAACCAAGAGGGCAATACTATGGCATGTTCATAGAATTAAAGACAGAGGACAATGTTATATTCAAGAAAGATGGCACATTAAGACAGAACGAGCACCATAAAGAACAAGCACTTATGCTCACAAAATTATATATGAGAGGATATAAAGCAGTATTCGGTCAAGGATATAAAGATACCATCAAACAGATAGACGAATACTTTGAAAGCGATTAGATGGTTATATGACAATGAGTTTGAACAAGCATTCAAAAATATAGGTCGCGACCTCTGGGAAGATTTGCGTCAAGAAGTGGCACTCATAGTGTTAGAGTATGATAAGGATAAGATAGTTGATTTAGAAAATAAGGGTAAACAAGTATTTAAGTTTTGGATTGTAAGGATTTGTTGTAATCAACTACATAGTAAGTATGGCAAGATGTGGAGATTGTATAATCAGTTGTTGCCTGTTGAAGATATTGTAAAGTTTGTTCGTGAAGAAGATGAGGATTTTGATGACCAACCTTTGATAAATTCAATAGAAAAAAAGATAGAACAACTATATTGGTACGATAAAGAAATACTGAAAATGTATATAGAACTAGGTAGTGTAAGGAAAGTATCAGCCGTAACAGGCATTCCACATACATCAATATTCATAACAATTAAAAACATACGCAAATGTATCAAGCAATCATTAGTTTAATCGGTGGTGTATTCCTGCCGATTATATGGTTATACATTCTTAAAGCACCACAAACATATTACAGATGGACTAGGTTGAATATGGACAAGCCATTCAACTGCGGGTTCTGTTTATCCTTTTGGATTACATTTTTTTCTTTATGGTTGAAAACAAACTTTATGGATGCTATATTTATAGGTAGTATGGCACCCTTTATGTATCTTTACGTAGAGGATTTTATAACTAATAAATGGGAATTATGATAAACGAAATTGACAAAGAAATGTTTGAAAGGCATTATCCTTTGTATGAAATGTGGAAGAAGCATCAATTCGTGAAGAACTACGAAAAGGATGTGTATTCAAATCTAATTTACTTGTACACAAAGTATGTCAGCGATAAGCACAACTTTTCGCATTGGTGTAGCAGTTGTCGTGCTGAATTAGTGAATCACCTTTATACATGGTATGTTTCACAGAATGTGGAATTGCCTGTACAAGAACCTGTACAAGTTGATGTACCACTTGAATCAGCACCTGACACAGACCAATCACCTGTTGAGCAACCAAAGAAACGAGGCAGAAAAGCAAGATAGAATGAACTTTTATTTACTCATAGCATTCGTTAAACAAATCAAATCAAAAAACAATGGAACAAACCAAATCAAAAAAAATCCGTCTAGGTAGCGGCAAGAAAAGAAACCCGACATGGCTAACTGCTTCAATATGCCTATCGGAAGCACACAAACACGCATATCATTATGAAGGTAAGGATTATGTTAGTATCAATATTAACATAGCAGATGCCCCCAACGATTATGGCAAAGATGTGTCAATCACATTGAATGATTACAAGAAAGCCACAACCGAATCATCTGACTTACCTTTTTAATGAAGCCATACACAAAAATATACCTTAATCATTTCGGTTATGGTATAGAGGACTTTATCCCTTGTGAGTTATGCGGTAATAGAGCAGTTGATATTCACCACATAAACGCAAGGGGTATGGGTTCTTCAAAAGGCAAAGACACGATAGAAAACCTAATGGCATTGTGTAGGTCTTGTCATATTCAATACGGCGATAAGAAACATCATATAGAATATTTAATAGAAACACACAATGGCAAAATCAAAAGGCGATAGCAAAAAAATATCCTTCGGGAAAAGAAAAACAGGTAGAGCAAAAAAATCTTTTAATAAACACAGTCCAAGACCAAAAGCATACAGAGGTCAAGGGCGATAAAAACAATCACATGAGTCAAGAGTACAAACCCTTCGCACTTAACTTCAACGATGACAAGAAGGTAGTAAGTGTAACCCTGCCACAGAAAGAGTCAATCTTTCAACTAGCCGAAGCATTCAGCAAATGGCTAACAGAAAATGGTATAGAAAACGTATTAACAGAGCAACCTATTTTACAACCCGAAACAGAAGATTATGGCAACCCAGACGCACTACCAATACTTGAAGATAAATAAGATACAACCCAACCCCGAGAATCCAAGGGTAATAAAAGACCATAAGTATAAAGCATTAGTAAAATCTATACAGGAGTTCCCAAAGATGCTTGAAATACGACCTATCGTTGTGAATAGCGACATGGTAGTTCTAGGGGGTAACATGAGGTTAAGAGCCTGTCAAGAAGCAGGACTGAAAGAAATACCTGTTATCGTTGCCAAAGATTTAACAGAGAAAGAACAGAGAGAGTTCACCATCAAGGACAATGTATCATTCGGTGAATGGGATTGGGATGTATTGGCTAACGATTGGGATGATACCGAGTTAAATGATTGGGGATTGGATGTATGGAAGAAGGCAGAAGAAATAGATTTATCTATCTTGAATGAGGATGATTTATCTAGCGACCTATCCGATATGACCAAGAACATTAAGAAAGCCATACAGATAGAGTTTGAACTAGAACACTATGAGGCAGCACAGGAATTGGTTAAGTGGTGGAGAGAACAGGGATTGTATATTGGTGGCTTCCTTATGGAAAAGTTGAAAGAGGAAAAGGAAAAGAATGTATAAAATTGCCATCCCCTCATATAAAAGAGTTGATGTATTTGCTAGTAAGACATTGGCATACTTAAAGAAAACCAATATCAGCCTAGACAATGTGTATCTATTCGTGGCTAACGAACAGGAAAGGCAGGATTATTCTATTCTAGGATTAAAGAACATAATCGTTGGAGTTGAAACTATCCGTAATCAAAGGAACTACATTAGGCACTATTTCCAAGAAGGCGAAATGGTATTCAGTTTGGATGATGATATAGCAGGTATATACAAAGCCGTATCAGTCAAAGACCTAGTATTAGTTACAGAGTTACACGAATTGATATTGAGGGGGTTTGAACTATCAAAGAAGATAGGTACAAAACTATGGGGAGTGTCAGCAGTTAAGAATGGCTTATTCATGTTCAACAAGAAGCCGAGTGCTGATTTGAGGTATATCGTTGGTGCTTGTTTCGGTCAAATCATAGACCATGACAACTTTCTAACACAGACCATAGATGATAAAGGCGATTATGAAAGGAGCATATTATATTACATCAAGTTCGGTAGTGTATTGAGATTCAACAACATAGCGATTGATACCAATTACTACAAGATGAAAGGTGGTATGCAGATAACACGAACAAAGGAAAGAGTGAAGGCGAGTGGCTTATACCTATTGAATAAATACCCTAATCATTGTCAAGTCAATAATATTAAAAAGAATAAAGAGTTTTTTGAAATCAAATTAAAACACAAGAAATGAAAAATCGTGGCATCATACTAGAAGATAAGAAGATGGTATATTGGTATTTGCCAAAGACCTGTTGTACCACATTGAAAACATATTTCGCCAAGGAATTAGGATTGACTATACCATACAAGAATGGTGATGAAATGGATATTCATGGACAGGACATTGGATTCAAGTTCACAGAAGAAGTGCTTGATGATTATTACAACTTCGCTTATGTTCGTAATCCTTTTGACAGGGTTATGAGTTTGTATAGCCAAAAGATTTACAAGTCAATGGACAGAAAGGTATTCCCGAATGAAGATATATTCTATATCGGTATGCCGTTCAAGGAGTTCTTACATGCTATCATTAACATTGAAGAAAAGGAAAGGCACTATTTACCACAATCACAGATGCTACAACAGGGCATTCATATTCATAAGATGGAAAATGATTTGTTCTTAAAGTTATTGAACCCATTAAATGTTAGTCAGTCCATTAATTTTTGGACTCCCGAAACAAAGGATATGGCATACGAATTCTATAAGCAGGACTTTATTAGATTTAACTACTATCCAAACAGACACTAATTATGAAACGCATTGATTTACAGAAGGTTGAACATAGTACCAAGATAGGTTCTAGGTGTGATTATCGTGAGCCGAATGTGAATGAGGATTGTATATTGTATGAAAATGGCGAACCGATTGGGTTCTATATCAGCAAGATGCCACAACGTATGTGTGATTTAGCGAATGTCGCCAATGCGGAGTTCAATAGTAAGCGAGTACCGAAAACAAAACTAGATAGGTCGGATGTGTTGAAAGCACAGATAGAAAATCCTGGAATGACTAGGGAACAGGCGAGGAAGATAGGCACAACACAGATGTCAGTAATACTAGGTAGTGTTCCACCGAAACCACAATTCATGCGTTACTATGGAACTATATCTTCTGTTCATGGTGTTCAATCGGCACAGACATTCATCAAGGCGATGTTGATGTTAGCCAAAGAAAGCGAACAAGTTATCAAGGAATACTTGCCAACTCAATATGAAAAGCAGATGAAGATATTTGAAGGAGTTGAGCAGAAATGGAAGTTCGCTAATATGTTCACAAGTTCTATTTCAAACTACAATATATCAGCACCATTCCATCGTGATACAGGAAACATAGTAGGTGCGGTCAATGTTATTATTTGTAAAAGGCTTAATTCAAAAGGTGGCGACTTACATGTTCCCGATTACAATGCCACATTCGGACAACAAGATAATTCAATGCTCGTTTACCCTGCGTGGAAGAATGTTCATGGTGTTACTCCCATCATGCCAACATACGAGGGTGGGTATAGGAATAGTTTAATTTTTTACCCATTAAAAGCATTCTTGAAAGATGATGATTGATAGAAAAAGGCATATATTGAAAACAATATCCTATCGGGTGATAAGCACTTTGATAGGATTCGTTATTATGTATATCGTTAGCGGTTCAGTGAAAGTAGGTGCTACATTTAGTATCGTTGAGATTTTATACAAACCACTACAATACTATATTCACGAAAGGATATGGTATAAATATATTAAGTACGGATTAAAAAAATGAATATGATTTATTGGTTCTGCGGACAACCCGCATCAGGCAAAACAACACTAGCCAAAGCATTGATTGAGAAGTTACAAACAAAGCATGTGCATATTGATGGCGATAACCTTCGTGAAATCTTACAGAACTTTGATTACACTAGGGAAGGCAGGGAAAAGAACATTCAATCTGTATTAGATATTGCAAGGTTTATGGATGCCGCAGGTTATGATGTTGTGATTAGTGTGGTTGCCCCCTATAACGAACACAGGAGGGCATTAAAGGCTTCAAATCAAATGGTTGAGGTATATGTCCATACAAGCGAAATTCGTGGCAGAGAGAAGTTTTTTGTAGCAGAATTTGAAGTTCCAACAGAAAACTACATAGATATTGATACAACTAATGAATCAGTAGAAAACTGCATACATAAAATACTAAATACTTTATAAGATGGCATGGGTAAAACGAAACTATGGTGGACAACCGACAAAGAACAAGGATAAGAAAAGGGCGATATTCATAGGTCGCTATCAGCCTTATCACTTCGGTCATATTCAATTGATTGAACAGAAGTTACATAAAGGCATACCTGTACTTATACTTATCAGGGATATTGAACCCGATGCAGGTAATCCGTTCACTTCACAACAAACTAGGAACATGATATTGAAATATCATACGGCTAGGAAACAGGATGTTGAGGTTATGATTATACCAGACATCGAATCTGTGAACTTCGGCAGGGGTGTAGGTTATGAAGTGAACAAATATACCCCGACAGAAGAAATAGCGAACATATCGGCTACCTATATTCGCGAATCAATTAAATCAGGGAATGGTAGTTGGCGACATCTAGTTCCTGTGGAATTACAGGAAGATATAATCAGTAACATTATGTAACATGGCAAACGAAGAAAACCTTATACCATTTGAAAAGGGGAAAAGCGGTAACCCGAATGGCAGACCGAAAAAGTTTACCACACTCCTAAAAGAAATTGGATATAGACAATCCGAAATCAATGATACCATACAGAATATGTTAGGTATGAATATGGAACAATTGAAAGATATTGTTCAAAGCGATGATACAACCATACTAGAAAAAACCATAGCCAATGCCTTGTATCGTTCATTTAGAAAAGGTAGTTTGTATTCTATTGACACACTATTGACAAGGGTATATGGTAAACCAAAAGAACAAATCCAATTAGAAGGCGGTCTAAACCTAACAGGTGTAGAAGTCCAAATCATAAAACGTGAGCGATAAACTTGTCATAAAAGGAAGTGAAGTATACGAAAAGAATGCCTTATCCAATAAGAAAATACGAATCAACAGAGGCGGTACTCGTAGTACAAAATCATATTCAATCTGTCAAATAGCAGTTGTATGGTTACTGACAGGTCGGATAGGATATACGTTTGATGATAAAGGAACATTCAGCATAGTCCGTAAATTCTTGCCATCCCTTCGTAGTTCAACATTAAGGGATTTCCTAGAAATACTAGAAGCCACAGGGTTACAACACACGATAGATTACAACAAATCAAACTTTGAGTTCAAGTACAATAACAGAATAGTTGAATTCTTTTCAGTAGACCAAGAAACAAAGTTGAGAGGTAGGAAAAGAACCCATCTGTTCATAGATGAAGCCAACGAAATAAACAAACTAGAATGGCAACAACTACTATTTAGAACCACAGGAACTATATTCCTAGCACTCAACCCATCATCACCAAACCATTTTATCAAAACAGAATTAGAAGATGTACGGCAGTACACAGAAAATGATGTTCAGGTAATTGTAAGTAATTATAGGGATAACCCATTCTTACAGGATTCTGTGATTATGGAGATTGAACTCTTGAAAAAGACAGACCCTGCCTTGTGGAATGTTTATGGCATAGGCGAATGGGGAACGATAGAAGGGTTGATATTCAATAACTTCAATGCCTGTGAATCCATACAGGGCGAATTACTAGGTTACGGGTTGGACTTTGGCTATTCTATTGACCCGACTGCATTGGTTGAGGTAAGAAAGCACGAAGGACAACTCTATGTTCAAACATTGATTTATGAACGAGGCTTGACAAATCAGGATATCAGTTCAAAGATGCGACAACTCAATATCCCTCAACACATTACAATTATTGCAGATAGTGCTGAACCGAAAAGCATTGAGGAACTATACAGGGATGGATGGCGAATGATTAAGGGTGCGAACAAGGGCAAGGATAGTATTAACAATAGCATAGATATTTTAAAGAGGTATAAAATTAATTTTGTAGCAGAAGATATAATTGGTAAGGAAGTATTAACATATAAGTATAGGACAGAACGAGATGGCACACTTACAGGTCAGCCAACAGATTTATACAATCATGCCATAGATGCCCTACGTTACTTTGCCTTGAATGAATTGAAGGTAAGTAACAAAGGATTGTATACTTTCAGATAAACGATAACCTAAAAAATATATTTACAATTATGTGGGATAAACTGACAGTCGGACAATTCATAACTCTGTATGACATTGAATTAAGCGAACAACTAAATATAGTTGAGAAGCAGCAAAAGATGTTAGCCGTAGTTGAAGGCAAGAGTGAAGAAGAATACGACACGATAAAGTATAGGCAATTAGTTCAAGATTATGCTACAAAGTTAGAGTTTTTTAACAATGTGCCAGAATGTAAACCTGTTGATTACTTAAATGTAAACGGCAAGTCTTACAAGTTCTGTTTTGAACTGACTGAAATTACCGCAGGGCAATATATTGACATCAATCATTTCAGCGGACAGATTATGCAGTTGAATAAAATCGCTGCTTGTTTCTTTCTGCCAATGAAGGGCGACAGATATATGGAGTACGGGAAAATACCACACGAAGTTGTAGCAGAAGAATTATTGGATGCTAGATTCGTTGATGTTTATGGTTGTATGCTTTTTTTTTATCATCTATTCAAGGAATTAATAAGCGATACCATAACCTCTTCAAATCTGACGGAGGAAACGAGAGCGGCTCTACTTCGTTTATGGAACGATGGGGTTGGGTTCATTCCACAAAAGAAGTAGCGGACTTTGAAAATATAACTATGACAGAAGCATATAACTTGCCTGTCATACATTATTTGAATAGTCTAGCATACATAAAAGATTATAACAAACATAAAGAAGCAATATATAAACAATGGGAGTTGCGACACAGGCACAAGTAGATGCTCTATTTAATATAGGTGGCAGAAGGCTCACAGAAAATGAGTATGTTGTTGAAGTAGATAATACCTTACAACAAAGTGTCAAATCTATATTGGACAGATTAGGTATTGACCTTGTCGCTAGATTAGAACAATTAGTTCCACAGGCTTCGGGTAGGTTAGCGAGTTCCATTCAAGTTATCGGTGCGAAAGAAAAGGCAGGAGTATGGCGATTAGAGATAGGCTTCGGTAGTGCTGATTACACAGATTATATTGATAAGGGTGTGAAGGGAGTGGCAGGTAACCCAAAGAATAAAATGTTCTATAAGAATTCTGATGGGAAATACTATCAATTCAAAACATACGGAATGCCGCCAGAGGCACTTGCCAATTTAGAAGGATGGGCGAAAAGAAAGAACATAGAATTAAAGGCAAGTAACCTAATAGAAAACACAGATAGTAAAAGAAGAAAGAAATTAAAACAGATTACAAGTCCTGCTAGTAGATTGGCATATTACATTAAGAAATATGGTATTGAAGGTAGGAACTTCAAACAAACGGCGATTGATGATGTTACACCATTCTATTTAACAGAACTTGAAGAAGTAGGTGCGAACTCATTAGTATTAAAAGTAACAAAGAAATGATAACACTAGTACAACCTTCACCAAGCATACTGCCTACATTCAACAGGATATTATACAGGATATCTAGCACGAATGCCAACGAAACAGGATTCAAATATGTTGTGAAGGTATATAACATTAGCAACGAACTGATAGCGACTGCTTATTATGATAGTCCTGCGAATCCTGCTGATGAGGTAGAATTTGATATAAGTAAATTAGTATCAGCATATTATAATTTCACAAACGGCTTTTACCAAAGCGGTACATCAGTCAATGATGCAGGTATAATATTCCCATTCTACATTAAGTGCTATGAGTACTATATGTTGAATGATGAATATGTAATTGTGTTGAACACAGAAGTTGTATCAACAACAAAGTATGGACTTGCGGCTGCGTTGCCATTGTTAGAATTAAAAAATTGGTATGCTAACTTCGGTCAATATAACGGAAGTAGTACAAGCATATATAAACCATTAACAGATTGGACAAGTATCAAATGCAGAAGCACAGATTCACAAATCATAGGATTTTATAATGATGGCAAAGTCACGAATTTAGAATTACTTGTGACATATGCCAACGGAAGTCAAACTACTTTCTATATCACTCCATCTGCACCGAATGGCCATAAGATTAGTTATTTCAAAGTTACACCATTGACTTATGGTGGAACAACAGATAACATCCAACTCTTTGTGAATTGGGCGAATGGCGGTGCTAGGAGATATGCAATAGGAACGATATATGTTCAATCCTGTGGTAAATACGAACCAATTAGATTAGCCTATCTGAATCAGTATGGCACTTATGACTTTTTCAACTTTGATTTAGTTAGTAAGACAAGTTTTGATATAGAAAAGAAAGGATATCAAAAGGATTATTCGGGTGATATATATAATGCAGATGGTATAATTGTTAAGAACACAAATCCTATATACTATACGAAAGAAACACAAAAGTATAGGATAACAAGCGACTACCTCACAGATGCGCAGAGCGTCCTTATAAGACAACTTTATAACTCGCCTTTGGTTTATATTAATCTAGTCAATGAAAGCCAAATAACCCCATCGTGGATTCCTGTAAAACCTGTTGCTAATAGTTATGAATTAAAACAAAGTATAAGCGACAAGTTATTTAATTTAGAATTAGATGTTGAATTTGGATTAGTAAACACTAGACAATCTGTATAGAATGGGTGCAAAGTTATATTTAGAAACATACGAAGTAGATACATTAGGCGATATAGATGTAGATTTTACATATTCTATTGCCGACATTACAGATATTGAACGCAGGAGTACATCGTATTCTAAAACACTTGTATTACCATCAACTTCAAGAAACCAAAAGATATTCGGTAACATATTTGATATATCAGTTGAAAACGATTATGATGAGAATGACAGAAATGTGTTATCAAACTTCAACCCATCTAAACAAGCGAAGGCTCAAATATTCCTAGATAATGTAAAAATATTTGATGGAGTATTAAGGCTGATTAAGATTAACAATAAGAATGGCGATATAACTTATGAAACGAATGTGTTCGGTAGGTTGAGGGATATATTACATACACTAGGCGACAAGACATTGGCTGACTTAAACTTTGTGGACTATGACCATACATGGAATAACAATACAATCGCACAAAGTTGGAACAGGACTGAATGGGTAGATGGAGCGCAGAACTATGTATATCCTTTGGTAGATTATGGTTACACAACAGATGCTATCACATACCCATTAATTAGTTTCAAACCTGCCGTATTTATTCGTGAAATTTTGAAAAGGATATTTGCAGAAAGCGGTTTTGAAATTCGTGCACCTTTCTTTGATACTCAATACTTTAAAAAATTAATTTTAGTAACTGCTGAAAAGTCAATTACTAAACAGGTTAGTACATTGTTGAATCAAACATCAGGTTTTGAAGAAGCCATAGGTAATGTAAGTATTTTCAATCAATTAATAAGTTTTACGAGTGTCGCAGCAGAAGGATTTACAATTAGTAATAGCGGAACTAGATTTACATGGAATAGAGCACAGACATTGAACACAGGTGTAAACTTTAATCATAGAATACATCTAGTTGCACTTGAATCAGGAACGGCAGTTGTATGGGTGATTCGTGTTAAAAAAAATGGCGGTACTATTATGACAGATACTAGGACTGTCTATTTTGGTGGTAGTTATCAAAGTTATTATTGGGATTGGGCAGCGACATGGGCAGGAGATATAGCACAGAATGATTATTTTGAAGTAGAAATAGCAGCACAACAAATTGGTGTAATCATATTCCCATACACAAATCCATACATTGATACCTTACTTATATGTTTAGATGCTAACCTTATAATAGGTAATACTGTACCTGTTGCCGTAGATTTAACAGAAGGCGACACAATGAAGATAGGCTATACCTTGCCAAAGTCTATGAAACAAAGGGATTTCTTGAAAAGCATTATTACAATGCATAACCTGTATATCCTACAAGATAAATTACAAGACAACGTATTAGAAATTATACCATACCCATTATTTTATAAAGCATATAAAGATGAGGCAGTAGATTGGACATCTAAACTAGATGTGAGCCAAGATGTTGTTATTTTACCAACAAGCGAAATAACTGCCAAAGAATATAGAATACAATTTGATGAGGATTCGGATTATTGGAGTGGATTTTATAAGGCGAAGTATAACGAAGGGTATGGGGAAAGCAGGGTAACACTAGACAACGACTTTGAGTTAGATACTAAAACATTGAAGGTTATATTCGGCACTCCTATTATGCGTGAGGAAGTACAGGGTAGAATCATGTTGCATTTATACAAGGTAGAAAATGGTGTGAAGGTTAAAGATAACTTCAAGCCAAGAATAGCATATTGGAAACCCGAAGTACAATGTCCAACGATGTGGACAATGTCTTTTCAAGCGGGAACGGCATCATATTCAGCCTATCCATACGCGGGGCATTTGAACGACCCGATAGACCCTGTGGCTGATTTATTGTTCGGTACCCCGAAGGAAGTATATTTTAGTATATCGGTATATCCAGGAGCAAATTTGTATGGTGCTTATTATGAACCACTTATATCATTGATTGGGGATAAGGATAGTCGTGTGCTTCAAGGTAATTTCTATCTCACTCCACAGGATATTATGGATTTAGATTTTAGGAAGATAGTGAAAGTAGGGAAACATTATTATCAGTTACAGAAGGTTGATAGGTTTAATCCAATAGCCAATACAACTTCTAATGTATCTTTATTCAAGATACTGAAAGATTTGCAACCGACTGATTATGATTTCATCTTACTAGAAACAGACTTCTATATGTTACAAGAAAACGGAATTAGTAGATTTTATATTTAAAGATATGGCAGATAAAAGGATAAGTCAGTTAGTAGAAAGGGTAACATTATTGAACAATGATGTATTCCCTATCGTTGCATCGGGGGCAACTACAACTAACAAAGTAACATTACAGACTATTGATGATTACTTACAAACCAATTTGGACTTCGGTGTTACATCAGTAGCCATGACAGTACCAACAGGGTTGAGTGTAACAGGTACTCCTATTACATCAACAGGTACGTTTGTAGTTACATTTACGGCAGGTTATTCTATTCCTACAAATGCCAAACAAACACAATGGGATACGGCATATAGCAATAGAATTGTTAGTGTTACTGCTCCTATCACTTTCGCTAGTAATGTACTAGGTATAACACAATCAGGTGCTGCTAGTGATGGCTATTTAAGTTCTACTGATTGGAATACATTCAATAACAAACAGGCAGCATTAACATTCGGCAACCTAACAGAAGCCACAAGTTCTGTTCTAACTATAACAGGTGGAACAGGAGCAGTCATTGGTGCAGGTACTTCGATTGAAGTAAAACAAGCATCAGGTTCACAAGATGGTTTCCTTGATTCTGCTGATTGGACTACTTTCAATAACAAACAGAACGCATTGAGTGGTACAGGTATTGTGAAAAGTACAGGTGGTACTATCACATACTTAACAGATAATACAAGTAATTGGGATTCAGCATATAACGATAAAATAAATAGTGCATCCGTAACAGGTACAACTACTAAAACACTTACACTTACACAACAAGATGGTGGAACTATAACAACTACATGGACTGACCTAGATACAGGTACTGTCACTTCGGTTGGTGTTTCTATGCCATCTGCATTTAGTGTAGCCAATAGTCCTATCACTTCTAGTGGCACGATAGCCATAACAGGAGCAGGTACTACGGCACAATACATTGATGGAACAGGTGCTTTACAAACCTTCCCTAATATTATTTCACAGGCTACTAATTTAGTAACAGAAGTATATAATAATTCAGGTGCGACATTAAGTAAAGGTACTGTCGTTTATATAACAGGCGGTCAAGGTAACCTACCTACTATTAGCAAGGCATTAGCGACAGGAGATTCAACTTCTGCTCAAACGTATGGTGTTGTTCAAACGGATATTACCAATATGAACAATGGCTATGTGGTAGTGGCAGGTAGATTAATTGATTTAGATACACAAGCATACGCAAACGGAACGCAACTTTATTTAAGTAGCACAACGGCAGGTGCTTGGACAAGCACAAAACAATATGCTCCTGACCATTTAGTGTATGTAGGTATTGTTGTTCGTTCACATCCAACGCAAGGAGTTGTTGAAATTAAGATACAAAACGGCTATGAAATGGATGAGTTACACGATGTGTCTGCTCAAAATCCTAACAATAACGACATACTTCAATATAAAACTGCAACAGGACTATGGACTAAAACGGCAGGAACTACAACTAATATAGCAGAAGGCACAAACTTATACTATACAGATGATAGGGCGAGAGCCGCATTTAGCGAATCAGTTACAGGATTGGATTATAATAGTTCAACAGGTGTACTATCAACTACAACAGGATATGCTATTCCAACTACTGCTAGTCAAACAAATTGGGATGCGGCTTATAATGACAAGATAAATAGTGCTGCGGTTACAGGAACTACAACCAAGACATTGACATTGAACCAACAAGATGGCGGTACAATTACTGCTAGTTGGACAGACATAAATACTGATGCAGTTACTTCTGTGTTCGGAAGGACAGGTGCGGTAGTGGCAACAGAAGGCGATTACACATTGACACAACTTGGAGATGTAACTATAACAACTCCTACAAATGGTCAATTCTTAAAGTACGATGGTACTAGTTGGATTAACGCAGCAGCAGGTACGGTTACTTCAGTAGCATTGGCTACAGGTACAACAGGTACAGATGTAGGTGTTACAGGCAGTCCGATTACAGGAGCAGGTACAATTACCTTGAATATCCCTGTTGCTTCGGCTACAAATACAGGTAAGTTAAGTAGTACTGATTGGAGTACTTTTAATGGTAAGCAAGCAGCATTAAATGGTACAGGTTTCGTAAAGATTAGCGGTACAACAATTAGTTATGATAACAATAGTTATGTAGATACTACAAATCCGCAATATATAAGCGGTTATAAAACATTCTATGATGGTATATCTGTACAGCCGACAGGTGCATTGACTAATGTAATTAATTTTACTGCATCAATGAATCCAACAAATGCTAATCCTGTTGGTGCTAATTTTGGTTTTTCATGGATAGCAAATGCAAATAACCAAACATTTTCAGGTGTATATATAAGTGCTGCAAGTCCTAGTAATCCTAGCGGTTATACAGGATTGACTACTTATGCATTACAAACAAGTGGTAATGTAAAAATAGGTGGAACACTACAAGCAACAGGTAATATTACAGGTGCAAATCTTAGTGGTACAAACACAGGTGACCAAACACTAGCAGGATTAGGCGGTGTACCTACAAGCAGGACATTAACAATTAATGGTACTGCTTATGATTTAAGTGCTGATAGAAGTTGGACAATAGCAGCAGGTGTAACCTCATTCAATACAAGAACAGGTGCAATTACTTTGACAAAAGGTGATGTACAAAATGCAGTAACAAGTGCAGCAGGTGACCCACCAACAGATGCTAATACATTTTACTATGGTGTATTGTACAACTATTATGGTAGTGCATCAATTACTAATTCTCCTGAAAATAGTTATGGTGCATTATATGCATTAGGTGGTGATACAGGTTCAGGTGCTTTAAGTACTCAGATATTTGTTGGTATTAATCATGCAGCAACAAGTGGTCGTACTAGAGATATGTATTTTAGAAGTAGTAACAATCTTGGTTATGAGAATGCATGGAGAAAAGTATGGGATAGTACTAACTTGACTAATTTGAACCAATTAACTAATGGTCCTGGTTATATAACAAGTTACACAGAAACAGATACACTCGCTAGTGTTACAGGTAGAGGTGCTACAACAAGTACAAGAAGTACATTCGTTGAAATAGGTGTAACTAGAGCAGGTAGTGATACGATTGGTGATGGTCCTTGGTTTAGATGGACAAATGTTGCAGAAACTAGGCAAATGCTTACTCAATTAAATGCAAGTAATGGATTAACTTGGTGGGGATTTAATGGAAGTGATTGGATTAAAAGAATGAGTCTAGACCAAGGTACTGACACAATGCTAACTTTGAGTAGTGTTGGTAATAATCCAAGAATTAAGTTTGAACAAGCAGGTGTTATCAATAGAGGTGCTACAAGCCATGAAATGTATATTGGAGAAGATGTAGATACAGGTGGATTTAATATTAGAGGTAGTGGATTAGTTAGCATTGGTGGAGATATACACATGGCATTAAGCAGAAAGATTAGAGTTCAAAACCCCTCAATGATGATTGATGGTTTAACTCCTTCTTATTTTGGATATAGTACAGGATATGGGGTATTGATAGTAGGACATACAGGTAATAATAATAGAACATTATCGTTTGGTGTTGATGTGAGTGGTAACCCAAGTGGATCATTTACAGGTCATGGAAATGAATATTTATGGCGACCTGCGGCAAGTTTTATTACACCTAATCCTAGTAATAATGGCTACTATACATTATTATCATGGAATAGTAGTGCTCAAATGACATTCAATAATGCTGCAACTTTTAATAGTACTATATATGCAGCAAGTTTAGTCTATTCAGGAAGTGATAGAAATTATTTCGGTAGAGGTTTTATTAGATTAACTAATGAAACCAATAATGCAAATGTTCTTGATATAAATGTTGGAACATCAAATACAACAATTAATGGTAATTATTATGGTGGTGGTTCTGATAATTCAATAACAATTGGAACATATGCATACAATGCCAATCAATTAAGATTAAATACTAATGGTCGTGTAGGTGTTAGAACAACAGGACCTGATTACACTTTCCATGTAGGTGGATATATGTATAATGAGGGTGGTCTTGTTAATGGAGATAATACCATGGACAAAGATTTAGGTTCTAAATCATTTCCTGATGGAGTATCAAATCAAGCAGTAGATATTTTATTTGGAGATATTGCACTAGGTGGTTTTGTAGAAGTAACTATTTCAGGTACATATTCTTATGCTTCTGCGGCAGGTGGTATCACAAAATGTTTTGGTATATTAACAAATCCCGGAGGTTCAATTTATACTAATGAAACTTTTGTAAGAGAATCATTGGGTACTATTCGTGGTCATTTTGCTATTGGAGATTTTCAATGGAGTGCATCAAAAGGTTATTTTATACCAATTTCACATATACATTCAAGCGGTAACCCTGTATATGTTAGAATTAGATGTTTCTCAAATCAAGGTAAGGCTAGGGCAATGTTTGATTCATCAAGTTTAGGTAATATATATACCTTAACTGCATTAGGTACTAACAATGTTTATTTTATAAATAACACAGGATTTGGAGGTAAAATTAATCCAAGTTATGCAATACATTCCGCAGGTACTATCTATTCAGATGCAGATGTTGTAGCATATTCTGATATGCGAGTGAAAGAAAACATTAGACCAATTGATAACGTAATTGATAGAATTACAAATTCAAGAGGTGTAGTATATGATAGGATAGATATTGAATCTAAAAACAATATTGGTTTTATAGCACAAGAATTGGAAACTACATTCCCTGAACTTGTTGAAACAACAGAAGATGGGTTGAAAGGTGTTAAGTATCAGAATGCGGTTGCCGTTTTGTTTGAGGCAGTCAAAATGCAACAGAAACAAATTGAAGAACTTAAAAATTTAGTCAATGCCATTGCCAAGTAGTGGACAAATGAGTGTTGCAGATATAGCAGCAAATCAAGGTGCTAATTCTGTTGGTGTGGTTACTCCATACTCAATGTTTCAATTGTCAATGTTGACAGGTAAAAACTTTGTATGGGATGGCATACCTGTTTACTATGAAATGGCAGTTAGTTCATTTTATGGATGGGCAGGTTACGGATACAAATATGGAAGTCCTGCTATATTGCATGATTTTGGTTTGAGTTCAAGATTCCCTACTAATTCTAGTAGTATTATAGATACAAGCGGTAATGGAAGAACAGGTACTTTTGTAACAGGTACAGGAAATGGTAGTGCAGTTAATGTTACAGGTTATACATCATCTTATGTTGCAAGATTAGCAACTGCACATAGTGGTCAGTATTCTGTAAGATTAGAAGATACTGCAAAGTATGGTGGTACTGCCTCTTTCACATGGGTAGCATGGTTTAGAAACACAAGTTTTGACACAAGTTACAATGGCATCATTGCTTGTGAAGGTAGAAGTGGTTCTGCTCCTATTGGTCAAACTTTGTATATATCAAATGCTAGTGGCACATTTATTCAATATGAAAGATGGAATGGTACAAGTGGTAGTGGTACAGGAATGGGTATAACATTTGGAAGTGGAGGTGTACCTGCTTATGTAAGTGGTAAATGGTATATGATAGCAGTTAGATATAATGGAAGCACAGCAAATATGCATTTATATGTAGATGGTAACAGATATTCAAATAGTTTGAGTACAAGTATTAGTGTATCAACAAGTGCAAGTTGGAGTTGTTTCGCAGGATTGAGATACAATCAATGGATGACAGGTCAACTCGGATATGTTGCTTGTTACTCATCAGACATAGGGCAAAGTGGAGTAGATGAAATTAATTACTATTCAAGATTTAGATATGACTTTTAAATTAAATATAAGACAGATTATGGTTGCACTTTTTTGGTGCATATTCTTTACCTTGCTTATCGTTATAAAGCAAATAAGCAGTCAATATGTAGCAATACAACACACGCAGCCTGTATATTTTAATATGTCGGACTCAGTATGGACAAACTTTCACCCTGAAAAATAAATAAAATGAAAAAAATAGAAGCAACGCCAATATGGCACAATGGACAAATGAAAAATGCTGAATACCTTGATGTTAGAATTACAAACATTATACTAGGTTCATCTGCATCATTTAACTTTTCTTTGTATACTAAACAAGAAACAATACTAGAAGAAGGTATTGGGCAAGGAGAAATATTGATTAGTGGAGCATTGGAAATGAATGGACAAGAGTATGCTAATTGGGGTAGTGATGATGACTATGTGTGGATATGGTCAGCAGACAAGTTGAATTTAACACTCGTACCAAATAATTAATAACAATAAAACCAAATCAAAATGCAAGTAACATTTAACGAAGAACAAATCAAGATGCTTCAAAATTGGGCAAGTGAAATTCCAACAAAGTATGGTATGGACTTTCTTAATTTTTTAGGTAAAGCAGTTCAAGACCAAAACCCCCCACCTGCCGAGGAAATTAAGGCAGAAGAATAATGGCAGAAAATAGTTTAATACTTGATGTTGATGTAAAACCACTAAAATCACAACTTAAAGAAGCGACTGTTTCATTACAGGCTGCTAGACAAAAGTTTGGTGAGTTTAGCGAGGAAGCAATACAGGCTGCCAATAAGGTTGCTGCTATCAAAGATGAGATAGAAGCAGCAGGTGAACAGGCTGCATTGTTTGACCCAGGAAAGCGATTTCAAGCATTGACTACGGCAGCGAGTACGGCTGCGGCAGGTATATCAGCGGTATCGGGTGCTATGGCATTGTTTGGCGAACAGAATGAAGATGTAGCCAAAACTTTGCAGAAGGTACAGGGTGCTATGGCATTATCACAAGGTCTATCTCAATTAAAAGATATTGGGAAGGTCGGTGAACAACTTAAAATTTCTTTCAAAGGCTTGACCGCAGGTGCGAATTCCTTTAAGAAAGCACTTATCTCTACGGGGATAGGTGCATTAGTTGTTGCCGTTGGGTTATTAGTAGCCTATTGGGATGATATCAAGGCAGCCGTTGGCGGTGTAAGTAAGGAACAGAAAAAATTAAATGAAAGTTCCAAAGAAAATCTAAAAACACAGGAAGATAAGTTAGATGCGATAGATGGGCAATCTAATCAACTGAAACTGCAAGGTAAAAGTGAAAAAGATATACTCAATCTAAAAATAAAACAAAGTGATGAGGCGATAAAGGCTGCCGAAGTGAATCTTGCAAACTCAAAAGCAACAAAAGATGCACAGGTAAAAGCAGCACAGAGGAATAAAGAAATATTACAGGGTATTATAACATTTCTGTCAGCACCATTGGTTGCCGTATTGGCGATGATTGACCAAGTTGGTAAAGCATTAGGCAAAAACTTTGGACTAGCAGAAGGCTTTACAGGTGGACTAGCGAAAATGGTGTTTGACCCAGAGGAAACTGCCAAAGATGGGGATGCTACTATCAAGGAAGCAGAAGATACTCTGAACAAATTGAAAGAAAAAAGAGCAGGTTATCAAATTGCAGTACAAGGTATAGACAAAGCAGCAGCAGATAAGGCAAAAGGTGAGAAAGAAAAACAAGATGCCAAAGAATTAGAGGCTCAAAAAATACTTCAAGAAGCAAAAAATAAACTACTTGATAAACAAAAACAAGAGGAAGCAGCCATAGAGGAAGCCTATAAAGAGAAATTTAAGAAACTGAAAGAGGCAGGTATCAAAGATGATGGTAGTTTAGAGGCTGCTAAGCAAAAAGAATTGGCTGATATTAGAGAAAAATATGCGAAAGAGGAAGCAGATAAGCAATTAGCATTTGATAAAGAGATAAATAAGGCTAGAACAGAGGCTCGTTTGTCTGCAATTAAAGATGAAAACGAAAGAGCAAAGCAAGAATTGTTGGCTAACTATCAATCACAATATGCAGATATAGATGCTAACGAAAAATTTACTGCTGAACAGAAACTAGCACTAAAAAAAGCCTTACAAGAAAAGGAAAACGCAGAATTAGATAATCTTGAAAATCAAAGGAAAGCACAGAAGTTCAATCAAGATGTGGCTGACCTAGATTATCAAATGAAACAATCCGAAATTCAGTTTGGAATACAAAAACAATTAGCAGATAAGAAGTTAGCACTAGCCAAAACGGAGTTTGAAAATGGTAGAATGACTCAAACAGAGTACACTAATTTCTTACGAGCCAACGCAGAAGAACAAAAAAAGATAGATGAGGCTAGTGTACAGGCTAAAATGCAGGTTGCTCAACAGGTCGCAGGTATTTTAAGTTCAATGTCTGACCTAGCAGGTAAAGATACGGCAGCAGGTAAAGGTTTGGCGATTGCCGCTGCCACAATTAACACATATACAGGTGCGACACAGGCTTTGAATAGCAAAGTTCCCGCTCCTGAACCATTGGCGACTATCATTCGTATAGCACAAGCAGGTGTTATTATCGCTAGTGGTATAAAATCTATACGCGAAATAGCCAAAACAAAAGTTCCAAGCGGTGGTGGAGCATCTGCACCGAGTGTAAGCATGGGTGCACCTGCAACGGCATCAGCAGTTCCCACTTTGGGGAGTAGTCCTGTAACGGCGATAGCCAATGTAATGCAAAATCAAAAGCCAATTAGGGCATTTGTAGTAGAAAGTGAGGTAACAGGTACACAAAGAAGGGTGGCTGATATTGAACGTAGGGCAGGATTTTAATATTTATAACTATGAAAGTGAAATTACCATTATATAAAATGCTAATCGCCGATGATATTGATGGCGAGGAAGAAGTTGATTATGTAGCATTGGTTGAATATCCTGCTATCCAGAGGAATTTTTTGGCATTTAACGAAGATACAGATGAGTTTGAAAGTTATGCTGACTACCCTGATGGAGTAAAAGGTAACGCAAAAAGGGTATTAGAATATGCTGAAAAGAATGGTTGGGGTAATTGTGGCACTCCTGTTGGGAAACAAAGGGCGAATCAACTAGCGAATGGGGAGGCTATATCAGTAGAAACCATTAAAAGAATGTACTCGTTTCTAAGTAGGCATGAAGTTGATTTACAATCTAGCAAATCTTATGGCGATGGGTGTGGTAAATTGATGTATGATGCGTGGGGTGGTAAGGCTGCACTAGGTTGGAGTAGGAATAAATTGAGGCAATTGGGGTTATTAAATGAAGAACAAAGTGCAGATTTAAGGTTCGCTATACAAGATGAGGAACAAAGAATAGTAACAGGTCCGCTAATGATAGCCGATTTGCCTATTTATAGAAGGGATGATGAGGAAGAATACTATGTCGTATTTAGTGCAGAGGAAATAAAAAAGATTGTACAAAGGTTTTTCAAAAAAGGTTATCAAGCCAAAGTTAATATAGAGCATAGCAAACCTGTTGATGATGTTTACATGTACGAAAGTTATATAATAGACAGGGAAAAGGGTGTTATGCCGCCAAAGGGATTTGAAGATGTGTCTGATGGTAGTTGGTTTGGTAGTTATAAAGTTGATAATGATAAGATATGGGGTGAAGTTAAGGCAGGTACATTCAAGGGATTTAGTGTGGAAGGTCTATTCAGATACCAAAAAACCCAACAAACAATAACAGAAGAAGAAGTTATGATGTCAAAAATCATAAATATTTTAGAGCAAATTGAACACTAATTAAAATTTAATATTTACAATTATGAACGCGAAAGAAGCATTACAAGAAATCAAAAAGTTGCTATTCACAGAGAATAGTGAACAGAAGTTTGCCCTCACAGATGGCAAATTAGAAGATGGAACTGCTATCAAATACGATTTGGAAAGCGGTGAAATCTATGTGGTTGGTCAGGATGGTGCAAATATGCCTGCTCCTGTTGGCGAACACAAACTTGAATCAGGCGAGGTAATCGTTGTGGTTGAAGAAGGTAAAATCGCAGAGGTTAAAAAGGCTGAAAGCGAACCAAAAGTTGAAGTAGAAGTAGAAGCAGCGAAGGAAGAAGAAGCACCAAAGGAAGATGACAAGATGAAGATTGATGAAAAGATGTCTGCGATGGAAGAAAAATACGCAGAACTTGAAAAGAAGGTTGAGGAAATGGCTAAAAAGTTGGATGAAATGGGTGCGAAAGAAGAAAAAATGAGTGAGGCAATTAAATTGTCAGCACAAGTTTTGGAATCATTAGCAACTGAACCATCTGCTGAACCAATCCAAAAACCTAATACTTTTTATAAAGAAGTAAAAGACGCGAAACAACAACAATTTAATAAATTGCAACAAGTATTTCAAAATTTAAAAACAAAATAACATGGCTTTAGATTTAACAGCACTTACAAACTATGTAGAAGAAAATGCCCAGCAACTTACTGCTGCTGCAATTTTTAGTGCGAAAACTGCTTCTTTGATTGAAGCAAAAGGAAATGTACAAGTAGGTATTAAATCAGCAGAAACAATCAACGTATTGACTACGGATGCGGTATTTCAAGCAGGTGGTACTTGCGGATTCAATGCTAGTGGTACAACTGCTATCACACAAAGACAATTAGCAGTAGGTAAAATCAAGGTACAAGAAGCAATCTGCCCTAAAACTTTTGAAGCGAAATATACTCAAAAGGCATTGAGAGTGGGTTCTACTTATGATTATATGGCTTATGCTAATGATTATACAAAGCAGAAGATTGAAAGAATCGGTGCTGCTCTTGAAACTGCGATTTGGCAAGGCGATACTGCGAGTGCTACGGCTAACCTAAATAAATTTAATGGATTTGCGACCATCATCAATGCTCTTGGCTTCGGTGGTGCAGGCGACCCAATCAATGGTAACGTATCTGCTCTTACAACTTTGACTAAGTCAAACGTAAGACAAGCACTTGATGACATTTTCTTGTCAATCCCTGCTGCTCTTTTGGATAAAGATGATTTTGTTATCTTCTGTGGTAACGATACATTCCGCGAATATATCGTAGCACTTCGTGAGGCTAACCTTTATCATTATCCTGTTGATGCTGCTAACATGGAAGTTGTTATCGCAGGTACAAACATCAAGTTGATTGGTGTGAATGGTTTGAACGGAACTGATTATATGGTTGGTATCTGTATGAGCAACATGTACTTGGGTACAGATATGTTGAATGAGCAAGATAAATTTGAATTGTTCTATGCGAAAGAGGCAGACGAGATGAGATTTGTAGTAGAATTCAAGTTAGGATGTCAAGTAGCATTCACAGATGAGATTGTTTTCTGGAAGAAAGCATCTTAATAGGAAAAAAATATGGGTAGGAGAAATCCTACCCTTTAACTAAATAAATTTATCAATATGGCATGTGCATTAACACAAGGTTATACCCTTGATTGTAAAGATAGCGTAGGTGGTTTAACTGCCGTTTACTTCGCACCATGGGAAGATTTAGCGACTGTCACTATCGCAGCAGGTGTGGTTACTACTCTTACAATGGATGCTAGTAAAAAATTCTACAAATATGAACTTGTAAAAGAAAGTTCAAACTTTGCAGAAGCAGTAAATACAAACGTACAGAATGGTACAGTTTTTTATACGCAAACTTTGGAAGTTATTTTGAATAAATTGCAAGTGAATACTAGAAATGAAATCTTGCTTTTGGCTAAAAATAGACTAGCAGTAATCGCGACTGATAATAATGGCGATAATTGGTTTTTAGGTGTTGCTTACGGATTGGATTTGACAGGTGGTGGTAGTGCCACAGGTACTGCATTCGGTGACAGAAGTGGTTACACTTTAACTTTCACAGGAAATGAGAAGGAATTAGCACCGAAAGTAACTGCTGCTATACCTATTGCATAGGATTTGGTTTGTTTACATATGGTTTTTTGAAATTAGGCATCCTTTCGGGTGCCTTTTTTTTATACAACTACTAATTTATTATATTTACTATTATGATTAGACTTACAAAAAATGTAACAGGGTACATATATTTGAGTTTACAGGATAAAAGATTAACGTCTAGTGATTTGTATACCATATTATTTGTAAATGAAGTAACAAACGAACAGGTCAGTTTGAATTTAACAGATGTTAGTGCCTTTAAAACAAGATATTCAAAGTTTCAAGTGCTAAATACCGCCTTCAATACTAAGACAATAGGGTTTTGGAGGTACTATGTAACACAGGCAGGTAGTGGTGCTACTATCATAGCAACAGGAAAATTTGAATTAGTAGATACCAATTTAAGTGATACGGAAGTCATTAGATACAATGGTTATAATGGCTTATATAAAACATATACAGTATGATTAAATTCTTAAAGTTTGACCAAGTTCCTTTGCCTGTTTATAAAGAAGTGAAGGGTAAGGATTGGATATATTACGGCGAAAAGAACGATTATCCCGATTATCTATTACGTTTATACAATAATAGTGCGAAACACAATGCCATCATCACAGGGAAGGTAGATTATATATGCGGTAATGGTTGGGATGTTCAGTCCGAAGATGAAATGGCGAAAGCAAAAGCCTATACTATTATTGATAAGGTGAATACAAAAGGGGAAAGCCTAACTGATATCACTAAAAAAATGGCTACTGACTTATCTATATTCGGTGGTTATTACTTACAAGTTATTTGGAGCAAGGCGACAGGAGAAATTGCAGAAATATATCATATTGATTATTACAAGGTTAGAACTAATTCTATCAACAATACATATTTCGTTGCGGATGATTGGATTAAAAACGGACAAGTCAATCCTAGACCTAACTATTTAGAATATGCCAAGTTTGATGATAACAATAGAACAGGCAGTCAAATACTTTATTTCAAGGAATATAGAGCAGGATGTAATATATACTCGCTGCCTGATTATAGGGGTGCTATTTCGTATATTGAACTAGATATATGTATAGGCGAATATCATTTGAATAGTATCAATAATGGAATGTTCAGTTCTAAATTAATCAACCTAAATGGTGGTAGGGTTAGTGAGGAAGAAGAAAACAGGATTGAGAAACTATTTAAAGACAAATTTAGCGGCTCTAAGAATGCGGGTAAGTTTATGTTAGCCTTCAACGATAGCAAGGAAAATGAGCCATCTATAATCGATTTAAGCGGTACTGAACTTGACAAGCACTTTGACCTGTTAAATAAAACCGTACAACAAGAGATTTTTAGCGGTCATAAGGTTACAAGTCCTATGCTATTTGGTATCAAAACAGAAGGGCAATTAGGTGGCAGGGCAGAATTACGTGAGGCTAGTGAGTTGTTTCAAAATACATACATAAATGCCAAGCAAAAAGAGATTGAACAGGTTATCAATTACCTATATTCTTTTAATGATGTAACGGCTGAAATGTTATTGAACAAGACAGAACCTATATCATATCAGTTTAGCGAAACTATCATTAGTGCAAATATGACACAGGATGAGATTCGTGAGAAATTGAGCCTACCAATGATTGAAAAACAAGAAACTGATAATAGCCAAAACCTTATTAACTCACTCAATTCATTGAATCCTACACTATTACAGAAAGTAATAGAAAGTATGAACCCTGATGAATTGAGAGCATTAGTTGGTTTAACTCCGAAAGTACAGGATGTAGCGGTTACAACCCCTGTTGCAGCAGAAACTATGCAAGTTTCATGTAGTCATACTAAAAATGATGATGAAATAATCGCATTATTTGAAGGGAAAGGAACTCCACAGGATAATTACATACAACTACAACAGGATAGAATGTTTTTTACTGATATGGATGAGTTCAATAGACAACAAGATTTTGCTGAATACACATTAGATGCGGTACAAGAAAACATATTGGCTGCTATCAAAGGTAATCCAACGGCTACTATACCAGATATTGCGAAAAAAGCAGGTGTCAGTAAGAATGTTGTAACTGATAGATTAAACACATTATTGGATGATGGAGTGGTGAAAGAGAAAATTAGTAGGGATGGCACTATAACTAGGACATTGACAAAAGTTGGTGATTCTGCTATCCGTAAATTAACCCCTATCACATCATATAAAGTGTTGTATAGTTACGAAGAAAGACCGAATGTGCCGAAGCCTATATCACAAAGCCGACCATTATGTCAAAAACTTTATGGTGGCAAGTTATATTTTACTAGGGAAGAAATTCAAAATATCAGCGACCAATTAGGTTATTCTGTTTTTCAACTTTGTGGTGGATGGTATACTAACCCAGATACAGGCAGAACAACCCCATATTGTAGGCATGAATGGAAAAGAAATGTTGTAATTGAAAAAACGTCAAGATGAGTGCTAATATATTAATGATAAGTGAGCAATCTTTTAAAGATTTTACGATTGCTTCAAATAACATAGATTTAAAAAATCTTACGCAAATTATCAAAATGACACAGGATAGATACATTCATCCATTGTGTGGTAGTGCGTTGTACAATAAAATCCTAGATTTAATTAACACAGGCGACATTACATTAGTTGGTAATGCAAAATATAAAACACTACTAGATAGTTATCTTACAGATACATTGTTTAATTATGTATTAGGAGAGTTGCCGATGGCTATGCAATATAAATTTGTAAATAAAGGGGTGTTGAAAAAAACAAGTGAGAATAGTGAGCAACCGACATTCGCTGAATTACAAAGTATTAGCAAATATTATCAAGGTTACGCAGAATGGTATGCTGAAAGAACTATTAATTACTTAACTGCGAATAGTGAAACATATCCTGAATACTTAAATCCTGGAAGTGATATAACTGCTATATGGCCGATAAGCAATCAGTATAGAGTGGCTATCAATTTAGGTAATGGCGAATTAGAAGATACTAGACCATATAGTGAAAGATATCAAGGTAATCGTTATAAAAAACCATACTAGAATGGCATATACCAAAAATGAAAAAAAACTGAAAGAATATTTAAAAAAGAAAGATGAGTTTAAGCAACCTGATAGCAAAAATAAAAACAATACAACAAAGCCATCCAATGCTAAAAACATTCGGAGAGGGTGATATCTATGATTACGTTGATAATGGCGGTGAAATAGAATATCCTGTTTTGTGGGTTGTAACGCAGCCATCTAGTTATGTAACAGGAACAATGCGTTATAGATTGTTGCTAGTGTTTGCCGACTTATTGGCAGAAGATAAATCTAATAGGTTGCAACTACAAAGCGACCAATTACAAGTTGCAATAGATGTTATATCTAAATTAAAATTAGATAATACATACGGATTCAATATAAATCAAAATATAAACATAGAGTTTTTCCAAGAAAGGTTTGATGATTTTACGGCAGGTGTTTCTGCTAGTATTGAAATCATAGACCCAACTCCACTAAATTTATGTCAATTTCCAACTTAATAATATAAAATGAACATGCTACAACGAGATGAGATTGGTGTGCCATCAACATTAGGTGCAATACTATTCAACATGATGCAATTAATGGGTATAGAAACTATCAATATATTTTTCACATGGATAATTTCAATATTATCTATTGTGTATTTAGTGTATAAAATCAAAAACGAAAAGCAAAATTATGATAGACGAAAAAACAATAAGTAGAATATCAATTTTGCATCCCAAAGTTCGTGAAGAGGCTAGGGATTTATATTTTGAAATATCTGCTGCATTGACAGGTAAGGCATTTTGTAGGTTCACACACACATTAAGAACATTCGCTGAACAAGATGCGATATACGCACAGGGCAGAACAACGAAAGGTCCAATAGTATCAATGGCGAAAGCAGGATTGAGTTATCATAATTACGGATTGGCTATTGATATTGTATTGATAGATGGCAAAAATGCTAGTTGGGATATTAAAAAAGATTATGATGGGGATGGTAAGGCAGATTGGATGGAAGTTGTTGCTATATTCAAGCAGTATGGTTGGACTTGGGGAGGTGATTGGAAATTCAAAGATGCTCCACACTTTGAAAAAACATTCGGTTATAGCACAAGAACCTTAATGGATATGTATGTTAAAGGTAAAGTAGATAAGAATAACTATGTATTGATATGAAAGTAAAGAATTATAAAGAATGGAAAACTACAACACTAGGGATGATAATTATAGTCGCTTCTATAACGAGTGTTTTTATCAAGGAAATACAATGGTCGGATGCTTCATTTGGTATAGCAATTGGTCTTGTACTTATATTTAGTCCTGATAGTATTATTAATAATCTAAAACGATTTATGAAATGAAAAAGTGGTGGAAAGAATTTTGTTATTTATATGATAAATGTCAGCAATATCAAACATTTGGTAAAATATGAGATATTTAATAATCTGTTTACTATTTATTAGTTGTGCTTCTGAAAAAAAACTAGCGAAAATTTGTGCTGATAAATTCCCAATCAAGGATAGTACAATCATTATTGAGAAAATTGACACGACATACGAATATATTAAAGGCGATAGTATTCGTGTACCTATATATTTGAAAGGTAGTGTGGTATATAAGGACACAATCTGTCCACCTGTTAAGGCTCGTGTAGTTACAAAGACAAAAGAGAAAATCGTGTATCAAGAAAATACTGCAAAAATTAGAGTTTTTGAATTACAAATTCAAAAGATAAGTCAAGAAAAGCAAAAATTGACTGATGAAAATAACAAATTGAAAGATACCATAAAGAACAAAACAAATCAAAGAAACATATTGCTAATCATTTTAGCAATTATTATCTCATTATGGTTCATAAAGATTGGATTGAAGAAATGGTTATTAATAAACTAGGCAACAATATCACGAAAATTGATATAAAAACAAAAGATGTTACACTACTTTTATTATCAGATGTACACTTTGATAGCAAAAGTTGTGAAAGAGAATTACTGAAAAGCACACTTGACAAGGCACTAGAAAAAAATGCTATCATATTAGTCAATGGCGATTTCTTTGATATGATGCAGAGTAAAAGTGATAGACGGCATATGAAGGGTGCTATAAGAAAAGAATACCTAGGAGATAACTATTTTGACCTAGTTATTGAAGATGCCTACGAATTCCTAAAACCTTATGCTAAAAACATATTAGTAATGGCTGATGGCAACCACGAAACTGCTATTACCAAGAACTATGAAACAAATCCACTAGAAAGATTGTGTTATATGTTACGCAAGGAAGGTGGCAGCAACACACAACACACAGGCTATCAAGGTTGGGTAGTGTTGTCTTTCAATAATAACGGACAACGTGCTGCGTTTTATATTAAAATGCATCATGGTAGCGGTGGGAATGCTAGGGTAACCAAAGGTATAATTGAACATAACAGGATGAGTACCTATGTTGAAGGTGCTGATTTGATATGGCTAGGACACACACATACACAATATTGCGTTCATTCAACCATAGAAAAGATAACTAGCAGTAACGTATATGATGTACATTTGCATACAGTATATCATGTTCGCACAGGGTGTTGGAAACAAGGTTATAAAGCGAATGGTTGGGAAGTTGAAAAGGGATTTAACCCATCGGAGATTGGTGGATATTGGGTTGAATTATCACATAGCAGAAAAAGATTAGATGGTAAAAAGAAAACACAGATACAAACAAAAGTATATTCAACGTAGTATGTGGCTTGAAATTGAAGTCTTGTTAAAAGACAGAACAATTAATTGGCAGGAACTAGGCTTTGACATCCAACACGATTTTGCTAGAAGGATGATTAGGCTAGATGAAATATACTATTTACAAGAATTGTTGCCTGATATACAAATACTTACCTTTCAAGACCAAACTTCAATATACATTCGTGGCGATTACGAATCATTGAGGGATAAGATTTTACATTTACAAAATGATATGGATGAGGACGACTGTTGAACGAAACCATGCTCAACAGGGCAGCATTTAACCCCCCTAAAAATCCCCTAAAATAGCCTAAAAACAGGCTAAAACCCCCCTAAATTGGTCACATAACTGACTGATAACCAATAACTTATATTTATACACTAAATAAATTTTGGTATATAATAATAAATTATTAATATTGTCATAGTTCTTTGAAATACGGATTCGGGTTGTGGCCACCATAACCAATTGACAATTCACCCAATCAGTTGTAAAAACTCAGTATAAGTGAAGTACCTAATTAAAGCGAATCCCATCCAGTCAATTCTATCGCTACTAGCCTAATCATCATCAACAGGGCAGCAAGCCACTACACAAAATGAAATAAGAACAGGGCAATAGAAAACTTGAATAGGACAGGTAACACATTCTCAGTCTAGCGATATACAATGAATCTTAGAACCACAGGGACGATAACCAAGAAACTGCTACGAATAAACAATTTAGTTGTATAACCACACAATGGAACACTTTGGTAAGTTAATCCATCAATGCAAGTGGTATGGGTGTGCGAAGGTCGGACAATGGTAATCCTTAATTGGAAGTTGTTCATAACGGGTTTGGTGATGTGCCGCAGGCGGCCTGAATGTTCAAGTCATTCCATCATCGCTAAAAGTGGAGTCACCACTATAATCTCTGAAAAAACAAAATGGAAACTTTAAAAATCCAAACAATCAGTTCAATTGAATCAGCAATCAACAACCTTATGCTGAAAGTTAGTGAATCAACAGGTTCGTTACACACAAAAGATGATGTGCGTTCATTACTTATTAATTTACGCAACCAATGTGTTGATGAACTAGGGCAAGTATTTGACAACGCACCTGTCGTTGAAAACTTTACCGACCAACGATTCACACTTGAAGAAGTTATGTCAATCGTTGAAAACATGGATTATAGCGATTACATCAAAGCCGATGTTGATTCAGCGGAGTTCTCGTTAAGTTATCGCAATCAAGTTGAGTTAGAATCATGTGACTTTGAATTTGACCACGATGATTTTTACAAGGATGTTGAACAAGGGTTAGTTGATATGCTAGAAGAAAAGCAGAGAGCAACTGAACCAACAGAAGAAGTAACAGAAACTATTTAATAATTCAAAATCAAATCAAATGGGAACACACATTACAATCCTAGAAGCAATTGTGATTAGCGGTCTATCGTTATTCACTTATGTATTAGTAAAAACTATTTACCAACATTTTAAAAATTAAATCATGTATCAAATTGAACTAACAAAACGCATCAAGACATTTACAAAAGATGGACCTTACGAAACAACACACAGGTCTAATCAATGTATTTTCCAATCAGAAGATTACAAACACACAAGAGAAGTATTTGTCACGCAGTTAGAAAGTGAAATACAGCATCACTCACTTATTGATTATTCGTGTTTGAGTACAATGGTTGAACTATATGCCTACGATGAAATAACAAAAGAACGTAGGTTACTTAAAACAATTTCTATTCAAAACTTCTAAAACAATTTTATGAGTAAAGACAGAAGGCGAGAGAAAATAAGTACATCTTATTATCCCGCAACACAATTATCATTCAACGAATGGTGTAAAGCATTGAACGTATCAACACAATACATCAACAAGAAGTTGTATGATATGTATCATAGTTCTAATGCAGAAAACAATGTATTATCTAAATTCTTAAAAGAAAAGAAATGAGTAAGAAACATTATGTATGGGCAGCACAATCAGTGATTGATGAATGCCGTTTCAACGAACTAGCCGACTTCCAATCTGCTAGTTGTTACGTTCACTATGTAACATTCTTTAAAATCTTCGGTTCTAAATTTAATCAAACAACATTTGACAATTACATTGTCAGCAAACTTTTCAATTAAACCATAAAGGGTGCAGCATCTTACACTGCGTATTGTTATGAAAAAGAAAGCAGACCAAATCTTAGAACAAGCATTCAGCGGTCTTAAACTACAAGATGATGCTAATGCAGAACGAGTGGCTAACTTATTAGACAAGTTCGGTTTACGATGGACTGTCAGTAAGCAACCACTATTTTTAGAAGATGGAACACAAACTCCTTTCGTTGGAGTGGTTAGGGATGATACCCAAACCGTATTTACAACCTGTAAAGATAGTTATGTGCCATACCAAAATAGCGAACTAGCGGAATTACTTATCCGTATCGCTGACAAGGGTGGTTACAAGATTCATGGTGGTGGAATGTTCAAGGGTGGTGCGAAAGTATACGCACAACTTGAAAGCGGTAACATTATCAAAAGCATCGGTAAGAATAAGGACAAGGTCGTTGGCTATACGACTGGCATCAATTCTCACGATGGAACTAGGGCATTACGTTGGGGTGCGACTAATATAACTATCAGTTGCCAAAACACATTCAATGCTGCTAGTAAGGAATTATCCAATAGCATTCGCCACACGAATAACCTACATTCAAAAGTTGATGAGTACCTAAAAGAAATCGGCTTCGCTATTGAACAGGAGAAATCAATATTTGAAAGATTTATCAAACTATCTGAAATCCCTGTCAAGCAAACCCATATCGCTAAAATCGTACAGAATGTTACAGGGGTTGATATCATGCTTGATGAATACGAGGCTGAACATAAGTATAGTGGATATAACATCAACCGCTCCAAAGAATTGTTAGAATGTGTCGCAGTTGAAATGGAACAGAAAGGCGAAACCATGTGGGGATTATTTAGTGGTGTAACCAATTATACAACTCACAAGATGCCTGTTCCGAAACGTGAAGGGGCAAGACTTGAAAGTAAGTATATCGGTAAGGCTACTAAAATTGATAACCGAGTGCTATCACTTATCAATTCGCTAAACAAAAATTAATCACAAGAGGGGGGCGAACAACCCCCCTTTCAATTTCAACTTATGCAAACATTCAAAATCAATAACGCAACTATCAGTTTTAATTTTGTTGATGATAATAATTTTATTATTATTGTTGCAGACACAAAATTAATTGGTACATTTACAATAATGTTTAATCAAGAACAATTCTTGGAATTCTTGGATAAGCATAACATCCTAGAAGTGATTGATGGGAATATCATATACGATGAATATGTTGAGGATGATGAGGGTATTACGCATATGAAATCACATGGAATTGGGGTGTATGATTATATCACGAACTATATCACACAAGATTGTATTGAACAAATCACAGAACAGGCATTGACAACCTTTGTAAACAATTTAAAACCATAATCAAATGCAAAAAACACAAGCAGACAAACCAAAGCAACAATCTTTGTTGAAGTCGTTAGCAGAATTTCAGTATGAATGCCCGATTATCCATAAGGATACTAGCGGATTCAACTATACTTATGCTGACTTACCAAAGATTATCAGTACTATCATGCCGTTAATGAAGAAGCATAAACTATGTTTCTCACAACCGCTTGAAGGAACGCAACTCCGCAC